TAAGTGATTATGCCTGTATTACTACATAAATTTTTTTCATAAAATAAAACGCCAACCTTATCAGAACGCAAATCCTTTAGATGATCTAAAATAAAAAAATCCATATCGACTAGCACAACAAATTTGTTCAATTTTTTTTGTGCATAATTGAAAGAGTCTATAGGTTTAGATAATAAATGCCTAGAACCATCCATGACATATCTGTAAGCTGCTTCATGAGTTTCTAAAAAAGTTTTTTGTAAATAGATTATGTTGAAATCTAATATTTTTGAAAAGTAACTTAACTGTTTGTCTGGCTCAGTATAACAAAATAAATAAATTTTACTATTAGGATATAAAATTCTATTGGCTAAACAACAAAACAAAAAATTTACCCATGAATGTCTATAATTCCAGCCAGCAGTATTCCAATAAAAATAATGAAAACAAATATCTTCTTCTGCTATTATCATATAAAATTTAAAAGCGGGTGATGGGACTCGAACCCACAACATCCAACTTGGAAGGATGGCGCTCTAGCCATTGAGCTACACCCGCAAATATGCAAAAATCGTATATCAAATGCAGTTTTTGCATAAATTATAATAGTAAACATCATAATTGTTTAAATTTTATGCAAAAATTGTTTTTTTGTTTTTGCAACACTCTTGAGAGAAGGCGCAAAGTTCTACGCAAAATAACTTATTTTCTGCCCTAGAAAGGGCATTTGACTTTGAGAAAAAACAAAAAACCCCGGATTTCTCCGGGGTTTTTCTTATACTCAATTTAAGATAAAAAGAGTATTTGTATCTTCGTCACACGACAAAGTTAGCAATTGATAGCCTTGCATAGAACTTAGCTCCCTCACGTAGCAATTTCTTGCCATATCTAGTTAAAATACCTTTACGTGGGCAGAAGCTTTCTGGATCTAGCACAACTGGTGTTTGTGTTAGCGGTACATATGGGCAGTAGAAATATCCGCTGTCCATGTAGCTATCACCCTTATAACCCATTAGGATCTGATTGGTGGGGAATAGGGGGTCTTTGTAGAGGCGGTAGCGGTTGGCTACTGTGCCTACATACTGAACACCTAGGCTGCTGGTGAATGTCTCGCTAGGAGCGGGAGCAAAACCGGCTGTGGCTGTCTCGAAGATTGAGGCAACTTCGGGGCTTGTTACCAAGAAGTTAGCGCCACCACGGAGGGTCTTACGATGGATTACATTAGAGACCTCAACGATCTTAACATATAGAGCTTCGTACTTCTCCTTGATGGTATCGCCTAGAGCGGTAGCGAGGTCCCAAGCAGCGACAGTACCGGCGTTATTGCGGAGGTCGGTTAGAACTTCACGGTCGATTTCTAGATTGATTTCTTGAGCGAGAATGCCAGTTAGTTCGGCTTCAGCGTCAAGATTGTGCTGAGAGCGGAGGTCTTGCTGGGCTTCATAGCTCCATACAGCCTTGAGCTTGCGTGTTTTAGCAGCAATCTCTTCGGACTCAATAACAAGATTTACTTCAGGTAGATCTTGGTTGCACTCCATATTGTACTCATAGCTTAGTACGCAGTAGCTAGTATCGCCTCCAGCGGAGCTATTCCAAGTTAGGCTTAGCTCGCCAGTGTTTAGGTTTAGTGCGCCGCCTGTAGCTAGGACTGAGCCGCTTACAGTTGTGAAGGTGAATGTGCCGCTGGAGGAAACAACGAATGTTTGAACTGCGGTAGCGTTGTAATAAACGGTTCCTGTTACAGTACCGGCGAGAACAGGGGTGTGCTCTAGAGCGCCGTAGGTTACTGATGAGGAAGCGGCGGTTACTAGGCTGTTGGTTGTCTCGTTTTGAACGAACTGGCTGCTGTAGAAGATGTCAAGATTGGCATCACCAGAAGCTAGCTGTTGTAGTGAGTTAACATCATCAGCGGGGAAACCACCGTTGTTGCTAGCTCCACGAACGCTGCCCTTGTTGGAGCTATAGCGGAAGCGGAGATAGTATACCAAGCCGGTTGGGCCTAGTAGGGGCTGAACGCTAACAATCTTGTTGGCGATTAGCTGTGGATAGATACGACGAACAAGAGGAATAGAAATTCTCTTGAATTGGGCTACGTCGCTAGTATCTGTAGAAACTTCGTTGATTAATCTCTGGTTCTCGAGGAGAACGGCAGTAGAAGAGCGGACATAGGGATCTTCGATACCCTTTAGGATGCCAGTCTTTGACCAACGTGTTTCTAGTTCTCTAGCTTCGTTAAGAAAACGTGCATTTGCGTTCATGTTATAAACCTTAAACCTTTCTGTTTAAATCAATTAGTCTTCTTTACACCTGAAAGAACAAGAAGCTCGTTAACGACACCGTTGCTGTTATCGTTGAATTCAGCGATAACTTGTACATTCTCGGTGTCAACATGTCCTCTCCCACTTGCTTGCTTTACTTTGTTTACTCTTTCTTTCTGCTCGGTGATGGCCTGAGCTTTTTTGGAGGCTGGCTTGGCAGCGGCGGCTTCTCTAATAGCAGCCATTCTGCTTTCGTTAACAACATTGTTGTTTACCTTGCGGACAGACTCGTGAAGACGAGTGTTGTCTGTTGATAGACGGATGTTGCGGGCTTCCATAATTCTTAGTTGGCCACGAAGCTCTTCGATGTGCTTGCTAGCTTCTTCGAGCTTCTGAGATGTGCCAAAAGCTTTTTCCTCATCGGAGAGGTAGTCAGCAGCGATACCAACGATCTTGTCTAGAGCAACTTTGTGCTCGATTAGACGGGGATCATTGATTAGATCACGCTTAGCTTGCTCGTAGATTTCAGCGCCTTTGAATTGAAGGAACTGATCAACTTTCTCTACGATGTAGTTCTTCATTTCAGCTAGTTTGCTGTCATACTCTTCATATAGAGTTGTTTCAACAGTAGCCTTGGTATTTCTTTCGGCTAGAAGCATTTGATAAGCTTCTTCGTAGCCTTCTTCGAGAGCTGTTTCGAACTCTTCTTTTTGAACTTCGAGACGTGTTTTGAGATCATTGATGATCTCATAAGCTTCCTGATAACCTTGGTAAGCTGTCTTCTCTGCTTGAGATAGTTCGCCAGATAGTTGGCTATAAGCTTCTTCTAGGTTCTTATTGTATTCAGATTCCATATCTTCCTTGGCTTCGTTGATCATGGCAACTACAGCTTCGGATACTTCGTGGATTTGATCTTCAGGTAGCAACTTCTTGAGTGCTGAAACAATTTTATTTTCCATTATCCTAACCTCTTCAAAATGTTACTGGTTTGATTCTTTACTATGCCGCCCAAACAAGCTATTAAGGCTTCTTTGCTTACTCTATTTATGCTCTTGCTTTCATTTTTTGTTGGTGCGGTTGGCAAATGGCTTGGAAAATACTCCTGACTTTCCATTTTGCCAGCTACTTTCTGTTGGAATGCAGCAAAAGTAGATGGGTCTGCAACCGCATCAAAAGTAATTAGTTTGTAAGACTCTCCAATTACTAGAATGCCGTTTTCATTCACCTTTCCACTCCCTACGCCTCTGGAGCTAATACCAACTCTTACACCATCGTTAATAAGAGCTTTTAATATTTTTCCATGAGGAGTATTAAGGATTTCGCCTTCTCCCATTAGTACATTTCCTTCCCACCATAGTCTTGTGACTACATGGGATGCTTTTTCAAAGTGAATAATTGAATCTTCTGGATGGTCCAGTTCTCCAACTAGTCCTCTTGATCTAACACATTCGTTTAGGGCTGTTACGTTTGCTGATAGCACCTCATGGGGGTACATTCTCTTATTCTTATTGACAGCTTCTGCTTCCTGAAACTTACCACGAAATTTAGTAAGGCCACGATCAGAAGATTCGTTAAGATTAAGGGTGATTCCCCCGTGTGTACAGCAATCTACTAGAAGCATATCACTCACTATATTCTCCTTAGATTATTAATCTTTTGACTTTAGGTGTTGCATGCTATCTTGCATTGTCATTCCGTGGTCAGGAATATAGGGGTTCTTTAGAGCTGGGTATGTATCGGCGGTTTGATAGCCTCCGAAATCTTTGTCATCTCCAACGCTTTTTTCACCCTTCATCTTGAATTCGCCAGCTTTAGGCGCATATGGGTTTTCCATATTTGGGAATAGATCTGCACCTTTCATGCTGGTGTAGTGATCTTCGACTCCAACTTTTACATCTTTGCCATCAGAGAAAGGACTGCTCTTGAAAGGTCCGGGGTTTGCGCCGGGGGAGCCATTTACTGAGGGGTATTTGTGAATCATGGGGTTGTCGCCAACATCGGAAACATGAGGAGTAGCGGGAGTCCACTCGCCACCTTCCAAGTTTGCTTCGCTGATAGTCTGGAGATATAGAGCGGCTTCTTCGGCTACTCTTAGATTCTCTTTTTCATCGCCACTTAGAA